CGACTTGTTCTGATGTGTTGATTTCTATTAGAACATATGCTTCGTTGTATTCTTTTCCAACTTTGTTTATGACTGACGGATATAGTAATGGACTAATCTCATTGTTTCTATACTTACCGACCATCACATAAGGCATTTTTGTAATGTCTAGAATAACGAATGCTGAGTAGTCTGCACCAACACCTTTTGCTGTATCTGCGACAATAACATAAGCATGATCTTTTTCTACTTTTTCGTATATATCTAAACCATCCTTTGAATGAATGATTTGATTAGCTGACATTTGACCAATTGTTCCAGAAGATATTAGTGTCATGCTTGAACCCAAGAAGTTACATAGAACCTCTTGATTGAATTTGAGTTCACCTAATAGTTTTCTTTGTGTCTCTGCCCATACATCATCTCGACCAGGAATCTCCCAATACGGAATGAATAGACTCACAAATCCGTTTCTATTATTTTCAGCATCATTCCAGAATTTCCAGAAATGATTGTAGCCTAGAGGAGTAGATGACAATAGAATCTTTGTAGTTTCACCAGCAGAAATTGTAGGATAGACTGAAGTGAAAAATTGTTCTGCAATGTTGTTTGGTATGATTGCTGCTTCGTCAACATATAACATGTTTACGGATTTACCACGAATACCAGATGCACTTGTTGCTGCAGTAAATACGATTGATCCGTTCTCTAATGCAATGTCACCTTTGTTCCAAGTAGTCACGCCCTGCTGCAACCATTTAGGAAGATTTTCATACATGATTTGATAACGATATAAAACTTCTCTTGCTGCACTTGCTTTGTTTGCAAGAATCGCTACAGTCTTGCTTGATTGAAACAATGTATACCAAAGAATGTATGCAGCAGATGTTGTTGTCTTACCTTGCTGACGCCCTTCCATGAGAATGACTTTTCTATTCTCATGAATAATCTTTACTTTTTTCTTTTGACAATCGTATAGTTTGAAGGATTGAAGACCATGATCAAGTGTGACAATTTTACAATACTTTTCTATAAAATAGATAGGATCACTCACACATTTTAAATATTCTTCAACTTCTCCTCTACTAAAATTGATCTTTACATTAGATGCTTTTAGTAAAGAATTCCCCAAATATGACTTTGGTGTTTCATTCATTTTTAGAATTAATAAGTTTTTGCAATTCTGCAGTGCTACCAACAAATAGAGAATTGTTTGTTACATTCTGTGGTTGTTGCTGTTGCACATCTTTGCCTTTAGCTTCTCTTACTTTTTTGCTTAATTCAATCAAATCTTTGTTTGTGTCAGAAAGAGTTTTAATCAATTGACCGATGACTTCATATGCTCTTGGAGACTCACCTTCTTTAGCAAGAAAGATAATGTTATCCATTGCGACTTTGCCATTCTCAATTAGACCACGAAGATTATCTCTTGCGTACTCATAATCAGAATCTACTGTTTGATGATCTTCATTTCTTGAAGGAATTACATCAATGATTGCGTCTTGTGCAACTGCTGTTGATGGAATTTCAAAAATGCTATTCAATTTTTCATCTATAGTTTTTTTCATATACCAGTAGTAGTTTCAGTAATAGTAAAAGATTCATCTCCACTAAATGTTTGAGTGGTTACAATTGCATTTTCAATCAAAAATCCAGTATTAACTTCAGCATTAGCAATGTATTTGAATTTGTTGAGTGGTCCGAATAGATAACCCTTGACTGTGAAATTTAAATCCCATGTTTGAATTCTACGAGATTCGAAATCACCTTCATAAGAGTCTTCTGAGTTAACGCTTGTCAATTCAATTGGAACGTCCATTGTTATACCAAGTTCTGGAAGAACTTTCATCGTAACAGTAAAATCTGGTGTAAAGAATGGAATGATTTGTTCTACGATTTGATGACCATCTTCGGTATTCTTTACGAAAATGTTTAGCGTAAAATCCATATCATAAGGAACTGGAGTGTATGTATAATCAAAGTCAGTACCACCAGTATTGATACCTTTTACAATTCTATGTGCGCTATTTAATTTTCTTTGTCCAGCATAAGATAAATTTGTGAATTCATATCCAAGTCTTGGAAGTGTGATTGAAATTTCTCTATTCAAAGTTGGATCAGTTAGAACTCTTGTGATAAACTTTTGTTTTGGACCATACTCAATTGGAACATTGATGCTTTGTATTCTTGCTCCATTAGCATCATCTCGTTGAACTTGAATTTCATTAAATAGATTACCGAACATTAAAATGTATCGTCTTAATGTGCCGTGATAAAAATCGTGTCCGAACATCATGATTAGAAAGTCCTTGAATCTGCGAAAGTGTTTTTCTCTGAGAAATCTAATATATCATTTGTAATGATTTTCTGTCCGATGAATATGTTATCTGCAGAAACTTCAGAAGCAAGAACAATGTTAGATTCATCAATAACATAATCTCCGTCTTCTAACAATAGCAATGTATCATCTTCAAGTAGAGATTTTTCTACGTTTGTTGTAGATAGACTATACTGTTCTTCAACTGCATCAATTTCAGCAACGTCAGTATCGATTCTTTCACTAGAGTATTCGTATCTATCACATCTCATTTCAAATGTGTAAAGATCTCCTAATTGAAAGAAGTTTTCAATGTTTTCTGTAAACTTGATTTCGTACATGTATCCAAGCATTGGAATCCAAATCAAATCGCCTTCTCGAGGTCTTAAAATTCCAGAGTAATCATAGCCTTGCTCTGCAAGAAAATAACTACCATCTTCTAAAAGAACATTATATCCATATTCGTTCATCATTAAAGGCTTCAACGATTCAATGAATCTTTTTTGTGCAACTACAAAAGTGATTGACTCATCGATTTGCAATCCAAACTTAGAAATGAAATCTTCCTGTCCCATGAAGCCATCGTAGCTTTTGATGAACATTTCCATTTCAAGTGCATCATCATAAATGACTGCGCCATCTTCATTGTAAAGTTTATCTAAATTTACATGGGTTCTTGGCATGTAATATGCATCGACACCATAAATCTTTATTGACTCTACAACTAATGATCTAATTAGTGACTGCTCCGATTTAATCGGAGAGTATTGATTAAAGAATCTATTGCGAGCCATTATCCAACCATGTCTGAAACTGGTAACGAGTAAGAAGACAACATTTCTGTTTCTAATTGATTTAATTCGTCTAGTGCTTCATCCCAAATCTTTTGCCCATTGAATGTAATCCCACCAGGCATTGAAATGCCTTCGAACTTTTTAAGGTTCTCGCCCCATTGCTTTTTGATTTGAGCTGTGCAATATCTCTGCAACCAACGATCATTATACATGTCTGTATATGTGTCTGGATCAATTTTCTTATAGCCTTCAATGATAATGTATTCACCAGCTTTGACCTTAGTATCCCAAGACATATCAATATAAAGTTTATTAATATGACGATTGAATCTTAGAGACTGTTTACCAACGAATAGTTCTTCAGCAAGTGCAACGTTTTGAAACGCCATGTAGTAAGGCGCAAACGGACCCGTATTGAATGAATACAAATCATTCAAAGAGATTTGATATCTTAGATTAAAAAGATTATTTGTAGAATAACTATCGCCAACGTCAAGTATACTTGTAACTCCAATGATTTCATCTGGAATTTGAATATACTTGTTTACTTTGTCTTGGTCTGTGACTTGATGCGCTAGATAGATTTTCTCTGTTGCATCGTAATGATAATCATAATAATATGAAAACGCAATTTCAATACAATCTTCTATTTGCTCATCTGCGACGTTAATTTCTAATAGAGGTGCGCCCAATCGTCTAAGACAGAATTGCTTTAATTCTTCCCTTGATGCTGGTTTGCTGGTACTCATTTCTTCCCCTTATAAATTTCATGTTCTATTTATAAGGGGAAGTATTTCTTATTTTATGGATTTATCGCCCTCTTGAGTATTTGAGTGGCGATTCAGCAAAGGCTGCGAAGATAAATGTCCCGCTATTTTCATTAATAGAAGAACCTGTTGTCCTCATTTTAAAACCATTGCTCAAAATATCTAATCCTAAACTTGATTCGTTTGCGACTTCTGCATCAGATCGATTTGCATATAGAACATCAT